AAATTAAAAAGGAGGAAACACTATGGCACACTTTATATATGGAGTAGCTACTAACACTGGAAAAGGATTCTTTACTGCAAATGACAGAAGAGCATTCTTTCTTAGAGGTTATCCCGCAGATGTCTGGATGGTTGGAAACAACGTTGACGGCGCAATGTGGTTAGCTGAAAAGAACGGTGTTGAAAAGACAAAGGCAGAAGCACAAGCTTTGATTGACGCTGACGTTCAAGCGGCACAAGCTGCTTACGATGCTTTGTCTGACGAAGAAAAAGCTACACACCCAGGCGGAAGACCAACAGACATAACATTGCCATAAGAAATTTTTAAATGGCAACATACGACGAAATATACGGAAAACGTGTAGAGGTATTAGACGCTGACCCTACGCTCAATTCGAGCTATGAGGGACAAGTGTGGTATAACTCTGCATCAGGAACTCTTAAGACTGTAGTGACAACTGCTGCATGGGTTAGTAGTACTGTTATGCCTATAAGCAAATATGGGGCTCAGGGTGGAGGAACTCAAACAGCTGCATTTGTAACTGGAGGTGGACCAGGAAGTTCACCACCTTATCCAGGTAATGCTTCAGTTACAACTGTAGAATATAATGGTATTGGTTGGTCATCTGGTGGAGATTTAGGAATGGCGAGATATTCTGGTGCAGGAGCCGGAACTTTAACTGCGGGAATTTTAGCCGCAGGATATAATCAACAACCTCCTTATGGAAGAAATTTAACTGAAACATACGATGGTACATCATGGACAGAAGTTGGAGATTTATCTACAGCAAGATATAATACTGGAAGTGCAATAGGAACTCAAACAGCAGCAGTTGTAGCAGGAACTGGAACACAATTTCCTGGTTCAGGTCCTATGCCTGTTTTATTACCTACAGCTACAGTAGAAGAATNTGATGGTTCAAGTTGGACAGCTGGTGGAGATAGAGGCGCAGNGCAAGTATCAGGTGTAAATTATGGAACTCTCACAGCTGGTGTATCGGCAACAGGAGGTACAGCAGTTCCCGGCNCACCTCAAANTACAGCAGTTAAAAATTATGATGGGACATCATTTTCAACTGCTCCCTCTGTAAATACTGCAAGAAGACAATTAGGAGGTGGAGGAACTCAAACGGCAGCACTAATTTTTGGAGGAGACGCAAGTGGTGCAAAAGATCTTACAGAATCTTTTGATGGAACATCATGGGCTGCAGCACCAACACTGGGAACAGCTATGGATAGTATGGGCTTTTCTTCAAACTCGACTAGTACTGCTGCATTTTCGGGTGGAGGGTCAAACCCTGGTCCTGTAACTAATATTACAGAAGAATATAATGTTTCAATTAATACAATAACTAATGCAGCATGGGCAAGTGCCCCTTCTACTAATACAGCTTTAGGAACTACTGCTGGATGTGGATCAGTAACTGCAGGTTTAGTTTTTAGTGGAGCAGATGCTTTAACTAACAGTGAAAAATATGATGGAACATCTTGGACTGCAACTCCTGCATTAAACGTAGGAAGATATGGAGCAGGTGAAGCAACTAATGCTCCTCAAACAGCAGCACTTTGTTTTGGTGGAGTAGCTGATCCTGGAACTAATAATAAAGATGCAACTGAAGAATGGAATGGATCATCTTGGTCTGCACAAACCGCTTTACCAGTTGCTATGAGACAACTAGCAGGATTTGGACTACAGACTGCCGCTGTTACGATAGGTGGATATAGTACTACATGGGTACCAGAAAGTTATGAGTATAATGGATCTTCTTGGACAGCAACAGGAAACATGAATACGGATAGAGAAAGATCAGCTGGTTGTGGATTAGAAACTGCCGGACTTGCAATGGGTGGTAATAACCCTTCTCCTTATATTGCTAACGTAGAAGAATACGATGGTAGTTCTTGGACAAATGCTACAGCTTTACCAACAGCAAATAAAATGGGGTCAGCAGCAGGAATTCAAACTGATGCAATATTTTTTGCTGGAAACGTACCACCAAATAATGTTGTAGGTACTACTTTAGGATATGATGGAACAAACTGGTCAACAAGACCTTCAATGGGAACTGGTAGACAAGCAGGAGCAGGAGCAGGAACTTCTACAGCTGCACTTATGATGGCTGGAGCTAACGTTTCTGGAACGGCTTTAACAACAGTAGAAGAATTCACTGGAGTAACAGAAACAATAAACGCTAAAACATTGACAACTAGCTAAAATTAGTATATAATTTACAGCTAATATAAAGGAATAAATATGACAGAAAAACGTAATATACATGCATTAATAGAAAAAGAAGCACCAAGCTTAAATAATTTATTGGACCCAAATGATGTTAAGGAGTTTAAGGCTATGACGGCCGAGCTTCGTGACACATGGACCAAGAAACAAGTCTTTAGAACAGAAACAGAAATGAGAATGTCTGTTTTACAAGATATGAAATATCCAACAAAAGCTGCAAAGTATTGGCAGTGTGTTAGAGAACAAAACGTATTCTTAGAAAACTTAATGAGTTTATCTTTTGATTGTAGACGTAATGAAGCTAAAATTAAATGGTTAGAAAAAAAAGTAGAAACAGAAAAAGATGACTATAAATTAGAAAAATATAAAATAGATCTTGATGAAGCAAGATATGGTTTAGCTAATATGCAGTTAGTTGCTAGAGATCGTATGAGAGAAATTAAACTTTGGTCTACATTAAAAAAAGAGTTTGATGATGGTTCGTTTAATACTAAAGATGTTAACAGACACCAACTAGAATCTTACCATTTAATAATGAAAAATAAGGCAGAAACATTAACATCAGGATCATCACAACCTGAAGTCTTTAATGTTTTAGGTCAATTAAAAAGTATAGAAAGAGTTAAAAAATCAGGAGAAATGATTTACAATAAGAAAGAACAGTTGACAAGTGACCTCGGAGCAAAAGAAAAATAAAAAATTATTTTTTTTAATAGCACTACCAAGATCGGGTAATACTTTATTTGCATCTATAATGAATCAAAACCCAGAAGTAGCATGCACTGGTAATTCTATTACATTAGAAATAATGAAAGACCTACATCATTTAAAAATGACAGATGTATTTCTTAATTTTCCAGACCATAAATCTTTAGATAATGTTATGGATATTGTATATGATAATTATTATAAAGATTGGCCACAATCAATAATAATTGATCGTGGACCTGTTCTAACGCCAGGTAATTTTTATGTAATGCAAAAACATTTTAAACGACCATTCAAATGTATTATTATACTTAGAGATTTAATGGATGTGTTAGCTAGCTATATGAAATGGTATACAGAAAACCCTGATGCATTTCCTAATAGACGTAATTTAAAAAATGATGAAGAAAAATTATTTATGATTATGAATAAAACAGGCGCTGTTGCCAAAGATTTAGAAGCAATTAAAAATTCTTTTAATTATCCCAATATCTGTCATTATATAAAATATGATGACCTAGTCTCTCAATCAGAAAAAGAAATTAAAAAAATATATGACTTTATAAAGGAACCTTATTATCCACACTATTTTGAAAACTTGAAACAAATTAATATTAATGGTATGAGTTATGATGATACTACTTTAGGAAAGAATATGCACACTATTAGAACAGATATTAAAAAGGAATATAATCCTTATATAAATAAAATTCCAGAAAGGATTAGACAGAAATATGAACACATTAGATTTTAATTTTATATTTTTAGGCCAATCAGTTCTTCGTTATACAGTGCCTCTTGATATATATAATATAATTAATACTATTTATGAATCTAAATATCCAGAATTACCTAAAGCTAATCCACAATTAGTTGGGAAAATTGAAAAAGAACATTCATTATTTTTTGATGGTCCCCCTAATAATAAAATGCACCCACATAATTTATTACCAGGAAATGTAATACAGTGGTTTACAAAAATATTTAACCATTATTTACAGTGGAACAAAGTAAATAAATATAAAATGCATTTAAATTCTGTGTGGGTTAATAATATGTTTGAACATGAATACAATCCAATTCACGTGCATCAAGGATCATTGTTCACAGGTTTATCTTCTGTAATGATTTTAAAATTACCTGAGTCTTATGGTGTAGAATATTCTGCCTCTAATCAACCACAAAATGGTAAATTACAAATATTAGGTGCATCTAGTGGATACTTCGCTAATGTAGATTATCAACCAAATATTAAAGAACGAGATTTTTATGTATTTCCTTATGATGTAAGACATTGTGTTTATCCATTTAATGGACCAGGCATGAGACGTACTCTTGCAGCAAATATGGATGTGCAGTATGACCCAATTAAAAACAGAGGAGTAGAATAATGTACGAAAATAAAATGATTTCAGAACCTAAATGGAAAAGTTGGATAGTTCAAACTACCACGCCATTATTTACACCAGATCAATGTAGACAAATTATTGAAGCTGGTAGATCACAGAAACCACAAACAGCACAAGTTGGTATGAATAAACCAGGTGGTGGGACAGATACAAAGAAAAGAGTTACTACTATTTCTTGGCTACCATTTAAAGAAATGGGACACATGTATACAGACCTTAATAATTTTATTCAAAAATGTAATGAGAATCATTTTGGCTTTGGTGATATCCGGATAACAGAACAAGCTCAATTTACAGAATATCCTGAAGGAGGATTTTATGACTGGCATATGGATTGCGATGTGAACATGCAACATGAACCACCAGTTAGAAAAATATCAATGACTCTTTTATTAAACGATCCCTCAGAATTTGAAGGTGGACATTTAGAAATAATGGCACCCGGTAAATATGCAGAACTTAAACAAGGACATGCTATTTGTTTTGCATCATTTTTAAATCATAGAGTAAATAAAGTTAGACGAGGGGTTAGACAATCTCTTGTTGTTTGGTTTGGAGGTAAACCTTTTAGATGATTAGAGAAGGATTTTTTCCCACACTTATATACGCAGAAGATTTTAAATTAGACACAAATCAAATGGCTCAAAATATTATTCAATGGTCTAAAGAAGATGGAGGCGTTACAAAAACAAATGTAAATGGCTGGCATAGCAAAACTGATATGCATACCAAACAAGAGTATAAACCCTTAATAGATGAATTATTTAGAATGGTATATCAAGTATTTAATGAAGAATTTTTAGATGGAGAACCTAAATTAGGAAATATGTGGGCTAATATAAATCCACCAGGTGGATATAATAAACCACACGTACACCCTAATAGTTTATTTAGTGGTGTCTATTATGTAAAAACTCCACCTAATTCTGGTCGTTTAATTTGTAATGATCCTCGACCTGGTATTCAAACATGCATGCCTAATAGAAAAAAAGGACAGCCCCCTAAACATTTATGGAGAGAAGTTAATTTACAACCACAAGAAAATAGAGCAATAATGTTTAACTCTTGGTTATGGCATACAGTAGAACCTAACAAATCTAATGAAGACAGGATATCTGTTAGTTTTAATTTTTTACAAAGCGGTTTTGATAATAATGTTTAATAAATATCAAGTAATTAAAGGTGCACTTAACTACGAGTTAGCTAATTTTATATTTAACTATTTCCTACTTAAAAGAGATGCTGTCGATTATATGTATAAAAATAATATAATTTATGACACAGGTATGTGGGGAACATGGTCAGACAGGCAAGTTATGGATACTTATTCTCATTATTCAGATCAAGTTATGGAAACACTCTTAATGAAAATGCTTCCGGTAATGAAAAAAGAGACCGGATTAGATCTTATTCCAACTTATTCATANNCNAGAATATATAAAAANGGNGATATTTTAAGANGNCATAAAGACAGACCTAGTTGTGANATATCAACTACCCTCAATTTAGGNGGNGANCCTTGGCCNATATTTATAGATGGTACAGGNGCTGANNCNGTTATNGATGAATNNAAANANATACATAAACCTAACGCTCCNNNAGGCACNAAAGTCCTACTTGATGTTGGCGATATGCTAGTATATAGTGGATGCGAATTAGAGCATTGGAGAGAACCGTTTGAAGGTAATACTTGCGCACAAGTGTTTCTTCATTATAACCATGTAAATGGTCCTTTTGCTGAAAAGAATAGGTTCGACAAAAGGCCGATGTTAGGTCTTCCTTCATTTGGGAAGGCATAATATTATGGAGTTATATGTTACAAAAATTAGGTTTTTTACCTGGATTCAATAAACAAGTCACACCTACAGGTGCAGAGTCTCAATGGACACAAGGAGAGAATGTTCGTTTTAGATATGGAACACCTGAAAAAATAGGTGGTTGGAGTCAATTAGGGGAAAGTAAATTAACAGGGGTTGTTAGAGGGCTTCATCATTTTGTTAATAAAGATTCAATTAAATACGCTGCCGTAGGAACTAATAGAATTTTATATGCATACACAGGTGGAGTTTATTATGACATTCACCCTTTAGTTAATCCATCAGGTACAGCTATTACTAATGCATTTAGTACAACTAATGGTCAAAAAGTTGTAACAATCACGGCTTCGTCTCATGGCTTTCAAGCTGGTGACATTTGTTTATTTGGCGACTCATCAACCTTCAGTGCAATAACAGATTCTGATTATGACGCGACAACTTTTTGTGATAAAAAATTTATGGTTACTGAAGTTGTTGATACAGATAATTTTAAAATTACAGTAGAAAATAATGAAACAGGAAGTGGTGCTACTACTTCTGGAGGTATTACTTATTATAGATACTATCACGTAGGTCCAGCTGAACAGATAGGAGCTTATGGTTTTGGTATATCATTATATGGTGGTAAAGTTTTAGGTTCAACTACAACTACTTTAAATGGAGCATTATTAAATGATACTGCTGGTACAGGTGGATCAGGAACTACAATTAATGTGGCAAGCACCACAGGTTTTCCATCATCAGGTACAAATTATTTTCAAGTAGGAACTGAAGAAATTTCTTATACAGGTGTAACAGCTACAAGTTTTACAGGAATTACAAGAGCAGTAAGAAACTCTACACGAGCGGCTCACTCAAATGGCGCAACAGTTACTAACACATCTAGCTGGACTGGATGGGGTTCTGCTGCAGCTAACACAGATAAAGTAACTGACCCAGGTCTTTGGTCATTAGATAACTTAGGTTCAAAACTCATTGCTCTAATTCATAACAGTGCAGTATTTGAATGGGATGCTGATGCAACTAATGCTACATCCAACAGAGCTACCGTTATCTCTGGTGCACCTACTGCATCCAGAGATATGTTAGTTTCAACTCCCGATCGTCACTTAGTTTTATTTGGAACTGAAACAACTATTGGAACTACATCATCGCAAGATGATATGTTTATAAGATTCTCGGACCAAGAAGATATAAATACATGGGCACCAACAGCAACCAATACCGCTGGTACACAAAGACTGGCCGCCGGATCACGGATCATGGGAGCTAAACTTGGTAGAAATGCAATATACATTTGGACTGATACATCTTTATTTACCATGAGGTTTGTTGGTCAACCTTTTACATTTGCTTATGAACAGGTGGGAACTAACTGTGGATTGATTGGTATGAATGCAGCAGCTGAAGTTGATGGCGCTGCTTACTGGATGTCTGATAATGGTTTCTTTAGATTTACTGGTAAACTAGAATCTATGGACTGTTTAGTTGAAGACTATGTTTATGATGATTTAAATACAACATCTAATCAATTAATATATTGTGGAATCAATAACCTATTCGGAGAAGTTATGTGGTTCTATCCAACATCTACATCAAACGTTGTAGATAGATCCGTTGTTTATAGTTATTTAGATTCAACTCCACAAAGACCTATTTGGTATACTAATGCAAGTACTATATTCAGAAGAACTACATGGGCTGACTCAGCTGTATTTGGTTTACCTCATGCATCAGAATACGATGCAGGTACTGATACATCTTTTGATGTTTATGGAAACACAGATGGTATTAGTTATTATTTTGAACATGAAACAGGAGTAAACTATATTAAAAATGCTACAACATATGCCGTACCTGCTAACATTACTTCAGGTGATTATGATATTACTCAAAAAATTGTTAGAGGTGCAGCTACTTCTATGGCTGATTTAAGAGGAGATGGAGAAAACATTATGAGAGTAAGTAGAATCATTCCCGACTATATTACTCAACAAGGAACTACTATTATTCAATTAGATTTAAGAGACTATCCAAATGATACTGCAGCTAGTTCTTCTTTAGGGCCATTTAGTACGACATCTAGCACTAAAAAGATTGATACTAGAGCAAGAGCCAGAGCTATTGCTTTAACTCTATCCTGCACAGCTATAGATAGTAATTGGAAATTAGGTACTTTTAGGTTAGATATACAAGCTGGAGNAAGAAGATAATGCCGTTTAAATCAGAAGCACAAAGAAGATANNTATTTGCTAACGAGCCAGAGATCGCAAGAGACTGGACTGATACCTATGGAAGTAGAATTCAAAAAGCTAATGGTGGGATAATGGACGTAGCAATGCAGGGTGGTGGGCCTAATTATCTAGGTGAACAACCAATGGTTAATGCACCTAAGTATTGGCAGTCTTCTCCTGATCATGAACCAGCAGAACTTGCTTATATTACAGATGAAGAAAAAGATATTTTAATTGACTTAGATATTTATGGTTCATTACAAGGAAGTCCTAACAGAGGACCATCAGGTATTATGTCATTACAAGGGGATCTTGGTGGATGGAGTAGTGGGAGCGGGGGTAGTAGCCCGGGAGAAGGAGGACCACGGGGGAATGATTACAAATCTAGAGATTACTACAACACGATGACTGGCACAGGAACAACAGCTACATCATCGGGTGGAGATACCGTGAGATCTAAAAACATTGCTAAAGGTGCAGTACCTGAATATGTAACAGTTAATCCATTTACAAGTGATCAAAGAACTAAATACGTAGGTTCTAAATATAAATCTACTGGTCAACCAGGATTTTTTTCAGGTTTATTTAGTAGAACTCCAGGATATAGAGGAACGTACGGAACAGGTGCAGGATTTTTTGACAGAAAAAATACTATTAATTATGACCCTATTAATCAAAGATATCAATCTTTTGATCCAAGAGTTGGTAATGTTAAACCAGGAATGGGCGGAAGAATTTTAGGAGGACTTGCAAGTCTGGTGACTGGTGTCCCGTTTGTAGGTGGTGCGATTGGACACGCTATTGATTATGGTAAAGGTATATTTGGTCCTAAAACAATAGACATGTCTCAATATAATAATCTGGGTTTATATGATGATAGAATGAAACAAAAAGCATTTTACGATGATGCTTTATATTCAGATAATTATTCTGATATGACACTACCCGGGTCTACTTTTACAGATGTTGAAGAAACTATAAATGAAGATGGCGATACTTATGAAAAAGCCGTGAGTAAAGGGACTTTTGATGGAAGCAAAGAAGAATTTAATGATGTTTATGAAGAGGGCATGTACGCCTAATGGCCAAGATAGTTCAATCATTAACCAGAGCAAGCAATGAGTATGAAGCAGACGTAGCACAATCTTTAGTTAGAGATTTA